GTATTATTAATGGCTTTACCACCTAACATGGTTGTGCCGGGGTTGGACCTCGATGACACAGCGGGACTTCCAGACGTAGAAATTCCTATTGATGTACCGATGGAGTTTCCGGATGGTGCGGAGGTTATTGAGGATGGCGAGGGCGGCGCGATTGTGCAGGCTATTCGTGATGGGGAGATGGATATCCCTGACGAGGCTATACCTTTTGACGCTAATTTAGCGGAGGTTTTGGACGAGGGCACGTTGGGGGAGTTATCTTCTGAGTTGCGGGCTTCGTATAACGAGGATTTGGATTCTCGTGACGAGTGGGAAGAGACGTATGTTAAGGGTCTTGATCTTCTTGGTTTGAAGACTGAGGAGCGCACGACTCCGTTTGAGGGTGCGAGTGGTATTACGCATCCGATGATTAGCGAGAGTGTTACGCAGTTTCAGGCTCAGGCGTATAAGGAGTTGTTGCCAGCGGGTGGTCCGGTTCGCACGAATGTTTTGGGATTGCAGAACGCGGAGCGAGAAGAGCAGGCCAATCGTGTAAAAGACTTCATGAACTATCAGATTACTGAGGTTATGGAAGAATATGATCCGGACATGGATCAGATGTTGTTTTATTTACCCTTGAGCGGTTCGACATTTAAGAAGGTATATTTTGATCAGACGCGGCAGCGGGCTGTTGCGAAGTTTATTCCTGCGCAGGATTTGGTTGTTCCGTATTCTGCTTCTGATTTAGCGACATCGACGCGAGTTACGCATGTATTGCGGATGGATGAGAATGACGTTCGTAAGATGCAGGTTGCTCAGGTTTACCGTGATGTAGATTTGCAAACGTCTTCGGATACGGAAGAGGACCCTGTTAAGCAGAAGGTTAATGAGCTTGAGGGGATATCTAAGAACTACAGCGATGATGTTCTGACGATCTTGGAGATGCACGTTGAGTTAGATCTTGAGCGGTTTGAGGATTTAGATCCGGAGACTGGTGAGTCTACGGGTATTCGTCTTCCTTATGTTGTGACGATTGACGAGTCTTCGGGGAAGGTTTTAGCGATTCGTCGTAACTACGACATGACGGATCCGTTGAAGCGCAAGCGCCAGTATTTTGTGCATTATAAGTTTATGCCCGGTTTGGGGTTCTACGGCTTTGGTTTGGTGCACATGATTGGCGGTTTGGGCCGCGCTGCGACGAGCTTGTTGCGTCAGTTGATAGACGCTGGGACGTTAGCCAACCTCCCTGCTGGATTTAAGGCCCGTGGAGTGCGTGTACGCAACTCTGATGAGCCGTTACAGCCCGGAGAGTTTAGGGACATTGACGCGCCCGGTGGCAGCATCAGGGACGCTATTGTTCCGTTGCCGTACAAAGAGCCGTCTGCGACATTGGCTCAGTTGTTGGGTGGTTTGGTTAACGACGGACGTAGGTTTGTTGCTTTAGCTGATCAGCAGATGTCGGACATGAATCAGGAAACGCCAGTGGGGACCACGGTTGCCATGTTGGAGCGTGGCATGAAGGTTATGTCTGCGATTCACAAACGTATGCACTACGCCCAGAAGACGGAGTTCCGTTTGTTGGCGCGTATCTTTGCGGAAAACCTTCCTCCGATGTACCCCTACGAAGTAGCGGGTGCGCCACAACAGGTTAAGATGCAAGACTTTGATGCTAGGATCGACGTTCTCCCCGTTTCTGATCCGAACATTTTCTCTATGTCTCAGAGGGTGACGCTGGCTCAAACCCAACTTCAGCTAGCGCAATCTAACCCTCAGATGCACAACCTTCATGCGGCGTATAGAAGGATGTATCAAGCATTAGAGGTGCAGAACATAGATGAGATCTTGCCGCCGCCGCCACCACCTCCGCAGCCGCAAGATCCTGCGATAGAAAATGGGTTGTTGATTGGTGGGCAGACCCCGCAGGCGTTTGCGCAGCAGGATCATGACGCGCATTTGACGGCGCATATTGCATTGTTGGAGATACCGATGTTGCAGAATGCGCCACCTGTATTGTCCGCATTGTTTACCCATACGTTGCAGCACGTTAGCTTTAAGGCTCGTGAACAGGTGGATAAAGAATTGGAACAGATTACGGCACAGCCGCAGCAGCAAATGCAGCAGTTGCAGTTGATGGCGCAAGCGGGAGCGGTGGATCCTATGGTTGCCCAGCAACAGATGGCGGCATTACAACAGCAAGGTCCTACGCAGTTTACGCCTGAGCAGATCGAATCTCGTGTGGCTCAGGTTGAAGAAGAGATGATTAAGGATCTGATGCTTAAACTTTCGTATTCTCCAGAGGGGGATCAAGAAGATCCGCTGGTTAAGATACGGATGCAGGAGCTTTCGATTAAGCAGATGGAAGCTCAACACAAGGCCGCGATGGATCAAGCGAATCTTGAACTTGAAGGGGCTCGATTGGAGCAACGTGCTGTTACGGATGCTGCTCGATTGGATTTACAGGAAGAGGTTGCGGACAATCGCAATGCTGTGAACCAAGAGCGGATCGATGTGCAGCGAGAAGCTATGTTACGGAGGACCTGATGCCTCTTAAAGAAGGCACATCAAAAGGTGTTATCAGCCAGAACATCAAGACAGAAATGGCTGCTGGAAAACCGCAAAATCAAGCGGTTGCTATTGCGTTAAGCAAAGCGGGTAAAAGTAAATATTCTTCTGGCGGTATGGTGAACAGGCGGTTTAGCCCGATAGCCCGACCACAGAGGTTTGTCGGAGAGTTCTAGTGTTGTGCGCTCTCACCGCTGTGCTGGTGGGGATGCATGGCGGCGACATGTACAAGGCGTGTGTGTATCGTTGTCCTAGAGATGTCTCGTATTTTTACTATCATTACCCGAGAATAGTACGGATACCGTATGATTTCCGGTGTCCTCCTGTAGCCAAGGTGGGTGAACGTGTATGATAGACCCCTTTACAGCACTGGCGGCGGTTAAGTCTGCTGTTTCTGCGGGCAAAGAGCTCGTTAATGTCACCAAGCAGATTGGTGAGTTTTTTGATGGGGTGGATGATTTACGCGCCGCCCATGAGAAAAAGAAGAACAGTTTGTTCTCAGGATCGGATGAAAATGCGATGGAGACGTTTGTGAATTTGCAAAGGGCCAAGGACGCCGAGGAGGAACTTAGGCAGATTGTGATAGCCACTAGGGGTTTTTCTGCTTGGGGCGAACTTCAGGCTATACGGGTACAGGCTCGGAAGGACCGCAAGTCTAAGATTGCAGCGGAGAAGAAGCGCAAGGCTAAGTTGGTTGAGCGTATAGTTATTTATGGCGGGGCGGTCATAATTGTTTCTATAATGCTGGGTATTACGATTGTGATAATTTTAGCGAAACAGGGGCGTCTCTGATGGCAGACGGGGTTTCAGGAATAGGCTCTGCTCCTTTTAACGTAGGAAGCGACATACACGCCCAAACGCGGGCCCGTGAGCGCATAGAAACGCATCTTGTGGAGCAGCGGGTAGAAAAAGAACACAGGGCCAACCACAGCCATTTAGAGGCTCTTGTAAAGCAACGATTGGACTTACAGGAAAGTTATGATAGGTTTGGGCGCAAGACTAATGCGGATCGTCCGCAGGGAACGAAGTTAAACATAGAGGTTTGACATGGAAAAAATACTGGCTTGGAAAATTATGCCCCGGCTTATGATGGCCGTTATGACGGTAATGTACATTCGCGTTTTGGAGTGGGGGATGAGTCTTGACGACTTGTCAACGCAACAATCTGCAATGATTTCGATTTGTTCTGGGGCGCTTACAGGAGCCTTCGCCGTTTGGCTGGGTTCTGAGAAATGAGTATCTTCACCGCTGCACTGGGGCCGATAGCCAATCTTGCTGGATCGTGGCTACAAGGTAAGGCTGATAAGAACGCTGCCGCTGCGGAGCTAAAGCTAACTGAGGCAAAGGCGAAAGCCCAGATACTGCTGTCTGAAAAGACAAGTGTTGCCGACTGGGAACGCATTATGGCAGAAGGCGCCAAGTCTAGCTGGAAAGACGAATGGTTCGTAGTAATCCTGTCTATCCCATTGATTTTATGTTGGATTCCGGGAGCAGAAGGTTGGGTTGACCGTGGTTTTGCGCAGCTTTCAAAAGCTCCGGACTGGTATTTTTACAGCCTTGGAATTGCAATTTCAGCGAGTTTTGGTGTGAGAGGGGCGCAAGCCTTCTTTAAGAGGAAATGATATGAGTGATTTTAAATTAAGCCAGCGTAGTCTGGATCGCATCGAAGGTATTGATGAAGAGTTATACACTTTGGTTCGCACGGCCATTCATAATACGCCGTATGACTTTGGCATTCCCCACCTTGGCGGCTTGAGAACGATAGAGGAGCAGCGTTCTCTTGTGGATTCTGGGGCTTCGACAACTATGAAAAGCAAGCATTTGGATGGAATGGCTTTTGATTTCATGGTGTTTTTGGGTCCGAAAGTTTGTTGGGAGTTAAAGTTTTATGATGATGTTGGCGATGCTATTGTAAAGACGGCTAAGGATATGGGCATTAAGCAGCTTAAATGGGGAGGTGCTTGGCACATTGACAACATCCTAGAGTGGGATGGTACAATGCTGGACGCATACAACGATTATGTAGACCTTCGGCGTAGTCAAAAACGGACGCCCTTTGTCGATATGCCCCACTTTCAAAAAGGATAACAGATTATCATGCCGAGTTTTACACGCGAACAACTAGACCGATTTTTAAAAGGAGCTACAGGAGACGAGGCGATGGGCGGTTCGAAGAGCCCCGGCGCGGGAGGACAGACTGCGGTAGCGCAAGAGGTGGAAAAACTTCTTCGTAAGAACCCTGAGATGTTCGAAGAGATGTTAGATAAGAAACCCAAGAAGTTTTTTCTCGGTGGTCGAGCGGGTGATGTTCGAGACAACTCTAAACGTGGGAAGACATTTTAATGCCTAGTATTATGATTAGCATTATACCGGATGGTATTCCGGTAGATAAAATGCAGGACGGCGACGACGGAAGTCCAAGCTGTCCTATAGCCACCAAAGATGCTGAAGCAAACATGGAAGCCAAAGAGGTTGCGGTAGAAGAAGCAAACTACCGAGATCCCTCTGTGGACGGGGGCTTTAAGCTGACCGAGGTTTGTGGAAACTGCGGAGCGTACAATCAAACGGAAGACATGTTGGAATGTATTGGCGATGATTCTGGTGATCTAGGATACTGCCAGATGTACAAATTCATGTGTTCGTCCGACCACGTTTGCAATGACTGGGTAAAGGGTGGTCCAATTAAATCTATAGCCGAGGGTTCGGAGAGGGACATTCTTTAATGGACGCTGTTGCTTTCGCTACATATATGTATAAGATCCTGAAGGAACGAGAGCAGGACATTGCGTCTGCTCTTGCACATGATGCTGCTAAAGACTGGGAGCAGTATAAGCTCATGGTAGGTGAAGTACGGGGCATTGCCTACGCTCGTGAGGAAATCAAAGCCCTGCTGGAGAACCACGCTGACGATGTCGAAGACCTTATATCTTCCTGATCATGTCGCGCAGAAAATTAACAAAGAGAAAGCAGGGAACACCGCTGCTTCTTCTGACGTTGGTAGCGCGTATGTTGATACCACCGAGAAGGTTTTAGATCCTTCTCTTTTAGAAAAACCCCTTCTTGAAAGACTACCGCAGCCTACGGGCTGGCGTGTTTTAGTTATGCCTTATCAAGGTGCTAGCAAAACACAGGGCGGTTTACACATCCCTGACGAGGTTCGGGATCGTGAAGCTGTAGCAACGGTTGTTGCGTATGTTTTAAAGGTTGGTCCTATTGCTTACAAAGACCCTGATAAGTTTGGCCCAGACGCTGCGCCTTGGTGTGCGGAGGGACAATGGGTTTGTATCGGTCGATACTCGGGATCGAGATTTAAGATCGATGGGGGCGAAGTTCGTATAATCAATGACGATGAGGTTATTGCTACGATCTTAGAGCCCGATGACATTAAGCAGGTTTAGGAGATACCAATGGCTGAAGAACAAGAAGTCCTCGAAGATGAGGGTGTAGAAGTAGAGGTTGAGGCGGCTGAAGAACCTGCGGGTCAAGAGGTTGTTGAAGAACCGGAATCGCAAGAGCAAGAGCAAGAATCTGCTGCGGAATCTGGCGATGATGAGCTAGATAGCTACAGTAACAAGGTTCAAGCTCGGATAAAAAAGTTAACCGAGAGATACCGCAAGGAAGAACGGGACCGTGAAGAGGCCGTTCGTCTAGCGCAGCAGTTGTTGCAGGAGAATGAGAATCTAAAAAGCCGGGTTCAAAACTTGGATAAAGGATATTTATCTGAGTACGGCACCCGAATAGATGCTCAGGTAGAAACCGCGAAACGGTTGTACAAAGAAGCGTATGACGCTGGTGATACGGACAAGATGTTTGAGGCGCAGGAAGCGTTATCAAAGATGTCTATTGAGCAAGAACGTTTGCGAATTGCCAAGCAGCGGTCTGAGCAAGTTTCCGATCAAGCGCCTGTTGCACAGCAGCAGGCTCCGGTACAGCAGCCCGTTGCTCCTCCTGCTCCAAAGCCTGATCCAAAGGCGCAGTCGTGGGCGGAGAAAAACGATTGGTTTGGGTCTGACGAAGTCATGACTTATGCGGCGTTTGGGATACATAGGAAGCTCGTTGAGGAAGAGGGG